GGTGTACTTCGTTCAGTTATCCGGAATTTGGGTGTTTAACCGTTTTCGCATTTATCGTGAAACGCTTTCGCGTTTTTCGTGCGCCGCTTCACAGGAAGACCGCCATCCGTGTGTTTAAAGACCTAGAGGAAGCAAAGCCAACTTGCAGAAAGGAGAAAGGATATGTCCGAAACAAGACCCGGAGAAGCCAAGCGATGCACCGGAAACTATTGCAGCGTTGCCCAGTGGTGTGAGCAGTATCAACGTGAACTCGCTTGAGCACCAAACTTCTGAAACTGGATGTAATCCGGTTTCTACGGAGAAGAAGCAGGGGCCTGACCTACCTGTCAGTGGGCGCATGCCTGGGCGCATGCCTTGAAAGATCGACCCGTCTGCCAACTTTCATGTGCATACCTTTGAAGGTAAGCCGTACATGAATGTAAACGGCACCGGCATGGTGTGGGTGGGCGTGACGATGGGCGGCAACAGCAGGACCTGTTGGTTGCCGGTGATGAACCACCGCAATCAACCGGATCCCTGGCCCGGATGCGTTCCAAGTCAACACCGCCATCAGCGCGTTGCCTGACCAAGTGCTTGGCTATGTTCGGCCTTGGTTTAAATGCGTCTACGCCGGAGAGGACCTGCCCCTGGACCTGGAGCAGACAAAGGAAGAGCCCAAGAAGGAGGAGAAGGCAGGCAGAGAAGAAAGAGGAGAAGCCCAAGACTTCAGAAGATGACAAGGGGAGCGACTGGTGCTGCTGGCAAACACGCTGATCGAACACTCCTTTGGCATTCAGAAGAGCGAGGCAGACCTGAAGTCCTACCGGAAGAGCAACCAAGAACTGTTGGACGAAATCAAGGCCAAGTCGCCTGACTTGTACGAAGATCGTCCGAACCAAGTTTGCAGAAGCAAAGGAGAAGGCACTTGGACAAGCCTAAGAACCGCCACATGGTGTCTGTTACGCCGCAGGCGCTAGACGCGCTGGAGGAGGGGAACAAACGGCGCTGCAAAAGAGATTGGGTATCTCGGCTGGACCTCACACGCAGGTCATCGGCAATCACTGGTCCAGTCACTACAAGGAAAGCAACGGAGCAACTTTGAACACAAGCCCGACAGCGGGCGTCTGATGGCTTCTGCAATCCAAGAAGCATGAGAAGGCCCCCGACTACTGGGGCGAGATCGCAATCAACCTGGAAGGACATGACGAAGATCAAGGTCGAAGACGGCCTGGACCATCGTCAAGTTGTCGGGTTGGAAGCGCAAGAGCAAGACCGGGCAGGTTTACCTGTCCCTTGCAGTAGATCGTTTTGTGCCCCGTGGCGAAGAGCCGCAGCGTCACAACGACGACGAGGATGTTCCCTTATTAATCAGGAGATTTAAACCATGACAACGAAACAGAAAGTGTTGGACTACATCAAAAGGAGCGCCTCTTGAGGCATCTGCCAAAGATGTGGCGGCGGCGGGGGGACCAGCGAACTCCAGTATGTCCAGCACCATCAGAGATATCTGAAGAACGGCCCCAAGAAATCCAAGCGTAGGTTGGGACGCCCCCTGCAAGAATGTCCCTCCTTTCGAGGGCGCTGTGCTTAAGCGGGAAGACCCGGAACTTCGCAGCCTTCGCATGGCAGTCAGTGAACACGCCCACATCGTTGACAACCTCAAGGAAAGAGATCAACGAACTGACGGTGATCATTGCCTACCTTGAGCATCGTTGCTTTAAAGCGGAGGGACCCCGTGGCCCTTCCAGTTTGAAGCCAGGAAGGTCGCTCTCAAGCTTAGGATCGGACGGGGGTTCGCTCCTGACCCTGTCTGTCCACCCTGATGAGATTCCAGAAGAACTCATGCGGGACTTTGTTGGGGCGCGGTACGGCTGCGCCCTTGTACAGATTCAGGATGACGAGTCCCCAACGCCGTACAACAACCGGGTCCAGCAGGCAGCAATCCTGTGTAAACAGGAGACCTTCTGGAAGTTCATGGTGGTGAGCTCTGCTGAAGAGGAGGCGGCCAGAGCACCTGTGCGGCTACCTTGGCATTGGAGTCACGCGCTGAACTCAATGGCAACAAAGTCGCGCAGGAAAGGTTTGTTGAGATGGTTAAACGATATGAGGCCATGAATGACCCTTTCTAACCGCATGAAGCCGTTCATGGCGTACCTGGAGGAAACCAAGTATGTCCAGTTGAAACGGTTCTCTAAGCACTCAAAGATTCCAATGAGCCAGTTGGTGCGCGAGGCCATCGAACCTCCGTCGCTCAGCCCTGGTGACAAATACCACGTCACAGGGTTCAATGATGAGGCTCTTGGCTGCAACGAAGGCAGTCTCTGACCACGAGGCTACTCCAGATGCGGTTCCCCTCGGGGAGATCGTTGCAGAACTTGTAAACGAAAGATAGAAGCGCAAAAGATGGTCGAGGCAAACATGGGAGACAAATGAAAACACCTTGTTACACCACGCACCGGCATCAAGATCGGGATCGCGTATCAACCGCGCCGTGCGAGGGCTTTCCTACGAGGAGAGGCTGATTCAATCACCTGATTGGCGAAAAGAAGAAGTTCTTTTCTCCCAAAACTGACAGCAATCTGTCTTGGTCTCGCAGTTGCACTTTCGGTTGGATAAGCAAACCTTAGAAGATGGTTTTGACGAGTTGGGTTGGCTAGTCATTGCGCTAGTCATCATCCTGCTCGCACTTATAACTTGGATCATTTTGGAGATTTAAACCATGAAAGAAGAAACCTGCATCATCACCCCGCCTAAGTTTGGCGTCACCGATTTCTACATTGAGGGCGCTGCGCCCCTGGTGGTAGAGCGATTCAGCAAGAAGGCTGAGTTGATGGCAAGAATGGCCGAAGGAAAGTCGGCGGGGAGCAAGAAGGTCCGCGATGCCCGCGACTACGACAAGGAAGCCGAAGAGGCCCGCTATCGCAGTGGCGACGGTTGGGAAGGCATGAACGCTGCTGCATTCCGTGCAGCAATGATCAGTGCCTGCCGACTTTAGTTGGCTTCAAGATGACGCTTGCGAAGTTGTCTACCTTCATTGAGGCAGATGGCTACGACAAGAACGATGGTGTTCCCTTGGTCCGTATCTGCGGCGAGTCAGGTTTTTACGGCACACACCCGTAACGCCACAGGTGTTGTTGATGTGGCTCCGCCCGATAATGTATCGCAACTGGGCAGCGCGTTTACGTCCCGTTACGACATGGACCAGTTCAAGGTGGCCGATGTCTTGAACCTTGTCTCCCGGTGTGGGATGCAAGTGGGTATCGGTGCAGGTCGTCCCGACAGCAAGGCTTCTGCCGGATGCGGGTTCGGTCTGTTTAACGTGGTTGCCACTGACCTGAAGCGAAGTAATTGCCAAGTACGGCATCAAGTAAGGCAGGCCAGGATCGGACGGGCAAGGCGTGGCGAGGTCTGGCAGAGCGGTTTGGGCGGGGCACGGCTTGGCAGGCGCGTCAAGGCGGCGCAGGGCTTGGTTCAGGCAGGCATGGCAGGCTAGGAGCGGCAACGCTCGGACGGGAGCGTCGCGGCGTGGTCCGGCAGGGCAGGCAAGGCATGTCGGGGTAAGTTCAGATCAGGGCGATCCAGAGAGGCACGGCAGGCAAGGCTGAACGAAGAGCGCGACCTGGACTGTTTGGTGTGGCAGGCGAGGTTTCGCTGGGCAGGGTACGTCGCGGTGAGGCTTGGCGTGGCGAGCAAAGAACGGCGTGAAGCTGGCGAGGATGGTCGAGGTCAGGCAAGGCAGGCATTTAAACCCGAGGAGATTGAAATGGAAATGGAACGCAAGTATTTGACACAGATCGCCAAGCAAAGCGGCAGCGTGTTGATGGTCGATCAGGTGATTGAGTTGGCGGCAGGATGAGGACAGCATCCACCGCACAACCATTTCACCTGGGATGACTCCAAGGCTGCGGACTCTTACCGCAAGCAAGCCCGGGCACTAATTCAACGGTGCAAGATCAGGCTTGTGGGAACAGGACCCCGTAGAGGTCCGAGCCTTCGTCAGTCTGCCGACGGATCAGGAAGAACGGCGGCGGTTATCGTTTAACGACCCGCGTTATGAGCGATTCGGGTTTAAAGGGACGAACTGCTGCGGGACATCAAGTTGACGATACGCCAGCGCGCGGAACAAGAAGTTGCACCTGTTGGATCAGGACTTGAAGCATGACCTTCTCCTGGCCGTCGAGGAGAAACTGGAGCGCGGGTCAGTACAAACCTGAAGACAGGACGGCAGCATACGAGCCTACGAGAAGCAGCGCAGCAGAGCGCTTGAGGCGTTGGAGGCGGTGCATCCGTACACGGACAGCCTGATCTGGGTTATGCAAGCACCATCGAGGAGCACCCGCCAAATGCGATTGATGGCAAGGTCGGAGAGCCATCACCACCCTACGCGCCGCGCTTGCGGAGCCGTATTGCGATGACTGCGGAGGCACTGATCCTGAGTGTCCTTTAAAGCGCACGGAGCCTGATGAAAGTCCGATCACCAATGTGACGGAGGCGGTTACTACGACGATCATCGAAGTCGAGAAGTCGCTGCGCGAAAAACTCGGCAAAGCATGGCAGCCTTCCGAGCTATGTCGATTCAGACATTGGTTGATGAATTGGCAGCGCAGCGCACGGAGCCTAGAGCCAGTTCACCAGTGGCGGAAGTCAGGGTGCGCGGAACTGGTATGACGGGCACCCGGACTATGAGGATGGTGGCGGCCCCTACGGGAGCCCCGCGTCCTCTATACTCCACCCACCTCCGAAGCGCACGGAGGAGTTTGTGTGGCTCCACTGGCCTGTGCCACTACCGCAGGCCGCTGACGGATGAGGAGATCACCTTCCAAATCTCCATTGACACGCCAATCAATCTTTACGCCTTTGCGCCGCTTGCATCGAAGCAGCACACGGCATCAAGCAGGAGGATGTATGACTCCGCTCATTCAAGAGATGGTGGCCTTCAACCCTGAAAAAGCGGTTGACCACCATTGGTTTGATATGAGTCCTGCATACAGGGCCGAGCAGAACATAAGTGGCGAAGTGCTGTCTCGACCTCTGCCGTTTCCTGATGTTGCCTTGGTGTGCGCCTATGAGGAAAGAAAGCCCTCATCTTTGTGACTCGCTCAGGATCGCTGACTGGCGTCGCCGGACTTCAATGGGACAACAGAAAGACTTACGACATCCCCGGGTTTTTCTTTCTTGTGGACGATGAAGGAATCAGAGTAAAGCACAAAGATGGAACGCCGTTCGATTACAGAACCAGTTACGCAACTGGAGTCCTTGCGTTCATTGCGGCGTTCCTTGAGTCAATAGAACTAGAACCCGCCACGGGCTATCAGCCGATTAAAAGGGCAAACTGGGAAAAGAAAGTGCGGCAGGGCAAAGTACCCACTTACGACTGGACAACGGTTGTGATTGAGCCGTCCAAGCCCAAAGGCGACTCACAAGGCGGAACTCATGCAAGCCCAAGATGGCATGAGCGCAGAGGACATTGGCGCAACATGAAATCAGGAAAGAAAGTTTGGGTCAAGAACTGCGAGGTTGGCGACAAAAGTCTTGGCGCGGTGTTTAAGGACTACAAGTTGGAGCAAGCATGAGCGGCGACCATAACGCACATCAAAAGCCCAGGTCTTATCTTGACCGTGACACCATCATCCGATTGGCTCACGCGGCCAACTTTGAAGGGTTTGGTAACGGCGACTGGGTATGCACCACTGAAGAGATTGAACGCTTCTGCCGCCCTTGTTGCAGCCCACGAACGAGAGGCTTGCGCGAAGATGCGTGAACAACACGGCGACGATGTTGTGGCAACAGGCAGGTTTATCGCGTCGGACGGGAAGTTATACCACTCAGGAGATCATTGGTTGGGTGACCGGGCCGAGGGGGCAGAAGAATGCGCCGAACTTATCAGGAGCAGGACATGAGCAACATCAAAGCACTACCAGGGGCCATCCTGCAAACAAGTGAACCCAATGAAGACCTGATACACGCCATCAAAGGAATACTTGCGGATGCGGAATCGGGCCTGTTGCAATCGCTGTTCGCTACCGGGTTCCGATCTGACGGGCTACGGATGTCCTGTATGTTCCCGCACACCAATGTGTACGAAGTTGTTGGAGCCATTGAATGGCTGAAGCACCAGTACATCGACCAAATGACGGAGCCGCTATGAACGAGCAAGAACGCATCCACATCAAAGCCGCGAACTACGCCAACGACCTCAAGAAGCAATATCTTCAGAAGGTCAAGGAGGGGTGACGCCGCCCTCGCACCAAGAAGATGGAGGGGGAGATATGGATGGCCCAATACGAAGGCTACAGGGATGCTCTTCAGGACTTGTTGAAGGAGCAAAACAATGGATCGTGACACCATCATCCGGGCTGGCGCGGGAGGCGGGACTGCACCTGCCGCAACCGATGTTGCTTGGATGCCCATCATTGGAAGCCAGCTCCGCTGACGCTTCGCCGCCCTGTATTGCCGCGCATGAGCGAGAGCAATGCGCGAAGGTGGTAGAGAACTACACAGGCGCATGGAATGGTGAGGCTGGCTATGCCCTCGCCGCCGCCATCCAGGAGCAGGAAATGAATGAAAACCTAATCCTTGCCGCCGCCCTCAAGGTTTGGACTGACGTTGGAACTCCCCACACCGAAGTTGTTTGAGTTTGCCGATCTGTTACGGGCGCGGGCAGGCGGAATGCGCGAAGGTGTGTGAGTCTTATGTTGCAGAGGGTATTGGCCGAGAAATGGCCGCAGCGATCAGGAGCAGAACGCATGAATCCCATCACTCCTACTCATGCGTGCTGCCACGAGCTGCTCCGCAAAGTCGATGCCGTCACGCCTGAAGGGCGTACAACGCCAGACGGCGACAGACTCGCCAAGGACATCAACAACTATTTAAACCACATCGGCAGTCACAGCCACGACTGTTGGCGGTGAGGGCCGGAGCACTACATATGCGCCTACGAGCAAGTAAAACGGTTAGAAGAGAAAATCAAACGTCTTGAGAGGCAACTAACCGAACTGAACGACTGATGTTCAAATTCCCGCAGTACACCTGGGACAAAGACCGTGAACTCTGTAAGAGATGTAAACATTATCCAGAAGCAGCCGGACTCTAGTAACTACAACGGCGGAGGCGTGGTCATGCGATGCGCCAGCCAATCCGTTTAAAGGGTTCAAAGGCATCGGCACCTCATCGACAACGGACCAGGGACCATGCAAAAGAAGGTCGTCTTTTTGAAGCCATCAGACCCGTACCCGACTTGGCCGTTTACACAGGTGGACCCGAGATCGCTATCCCGTTGGTGCAAGAAGAACTTGCAAAGCGTCTACCAGATTGAAGAGGCCCCCTTTTGAACTACAGAGAACCAGTACCTTCTAGAGGCTGTAAGGGAATCTGCCTGCCAACATTGCGGGGCGCGGGATGGCACGATAGTGGCTGCTCACTCCAACCAACTGCGTGACGGGAAGGGCAAAGGCATCAAGGCCCATGATTACAGAATCGCGGCCTTGTGCTTTAAATGCCACTACTCCATAGACCAGGGCATGACCCTGACCAAAGAGGAGCGCAGAGAGATGTGGGAAGAGGCGCACAGAAAGACGGTGGGGTGGCTGTTTGACAACGGCCACCTCAAGGTCACTTAGCTGCCAACTTCCTCACATCTTGGATGTTGGATGTGAGTTGATTCTCTATCCTTTGAATGTCCAGGATCAGGTCGCGCTTGGTGTCTGCATCCATCTCTGAGTATTGGATCATCGTCTTCATCTCTCGGAATTCCTTCATGGACTTCTCAAGAGCGAGGACGTAATCCCGCTGTGCCAACACGTTGATGTTGTCTGACAGGTACTTGGCAAACTCTTCTGGCCGCTGCGTCCGCTCAAGCAGGTTGCTCGTACGCACCACCTCGTCTACAGAGTTCTTCAGGTCGTAGTACGCGGTTACCTGCCCTCGCGCATCCGGGTCCAGCGCCAATCGTTTAATGATTGGCAACTGCTCAAAGCGTTTAGACGGCTTTGGCACGTCAGCGTTTAAGTTGTGCAGGGCATCGAAGACCTCGACCGCGTACTGGCCCAGGGTTCCCGTGTAGCCCCTGATGACGTGGTCCACCTTGATGGGCGACAGGTCAAGAGACTTGGCAAGCGCCCTGGTGAACTCTGAAGAATCTTCCGCTGTCTCAATCCGCAGTTTGTCTGCAAGCATCTGTGCAAACATGGACGTGCCGGGAGACGTCTGGAACCGCGCCGCCACATCCTCCATGCCTTGCCCAATGATCCGGGCGCTGCGTGAAGAAGGAGAAGTTGGATTTGACCTCATACAGCGGCAGGAAAGCCTGCGGCATGAAGTTAAACCCGAGGGTAGGGACTGCAACTGACGCGACAGGGACTCCAGTGTGTCCTTGCCCGTGTCAGAGCCGAAGGCGTTCTGGAGAATCCGCTCCGGCAGAACCTTGAAGATCACGCCCACTTCAAACGGGATGGCAATCTTTAAACCAAGGCTGGGCACCAGCCAGTAGTTGTCGCGGGTCTCCTGCTCCTGCTTCTTGTACTCCTCATCATCGTGGACGAGCATCCAGTACATAGTAGACAGGGCCATCATCGTCATGCCCCGGGTCCAGAACGTCTTCATCCGCTGACGCTGTGCGTCCGTGGCGTTCTTGTCCAACATCGGATTTATACCGGCGCGGTACAGAACATCCAGACCCTGGATGCGGGCGTTCATGAACGGGATGGCTGCGGTCAGCACCCGAATGATCGGTGAGCGACCATGACGGTAGAAGTTCAGAACCTCTGCCGCTTGCCACAGGGCTTCAGCACGGTTGCCCGTCTCAGCCAGAACCCGCTTGTAAACCTCTGCCCGGGTTGCGCCGTCAGAGATTTGAGTACCACGCTCCAAGGCTCCCCACAGTGACGTGATGGGCGAGGCGGCTGTCTCCAGTGCGGTCTTGGCTCCAACCTTCTTGCGGACTTCCCGCTTAAAGACTGACGCACCTTCTTTGACGCCGTGAGCATACTCGTAGCCACCGATCACGCCTGCGTTAAATAGAGCCTCCATCTCTGGAGTTTCTTTAGCAATGGAAGCGGCGAACTGACGGGCGCTGTCCACCACGGGCGTCATCTTGATGCCGGACGTGACATAGGCCGAGAGCGAGTCACGCATCTGGTTGACCAACATGTAGCCGGGTTCTTTGGTCACCAGGGTACGCAGAGCATTAGCCGGTGCAGACAGAAGACCAATGAACGGCAGGTCAGCCATGTTCATCGCCTTGATGGCGTTGATGAACTTGATGTCGTTGGCGCGGTAGTAGACCGGGGTGCCGTTCTCAAGCACCTTGTAAACGAACACATCAGGACGGCGTAGGTGTTGAGTGCGGGCCTCTTGCATCGCTTCGCTGGCGTTGGATGCAAACACCTGACCGATCTTGACGGGTCTAAACACGTTCCACTGACCGGGGTTGGTCGGAGACTCAACCACGTTTACATTTGCACCGTGTTTACTGCGGGCGGTGGACTCGGCAACGGCTTTGGTCGCGCCGGGAACAGTATCAATGTAGTCCCCGTCAAACACGTCCCAGGTATCAGCGGCAACCTGCTTGATCTGCGGGTTGTCTGAAAGACGCACGACCTCATCAATGCGCAGAGCCTGGGCAGTCATCCGCTGTGCTGCCACATTCTTCATGCTCATCGTGATGGCAGATTGCGTGTTGCGCACCACGGTTTCAAAGAAGTCGGCAAACTCAACCTCGGAGCCTTTGCAGCCTTCGGAGGCTTGGTTCCTGCGATGGTGGAGAAAAGTCTTCGGGCCCGCAACTTCTTCTTCGCTCACTTGACGGTAGAACGGAAAAGTCGCCGTGCTCCATGAAGTCCTGGGCAGCACGGCCAGAGATGACGCCTGTGTCGCGCATCAGTTTGACCAGACCGTCGTTGTACTTCCTCCAACGGGATTGAATGTCGCGGAAGTCGATGCCTTGGGCGAGATACTGCTGACGCAGGCGCTCGGCCTCTCAATGTCGCCCTTCTCAAGCAACTGCTCGACATACCGCGTTTGCCCCTGATTGAGCATGTACCGCTTGGCCCTGTTTACTTATTTGCCCAGAACTGGTAATGTTCAAACGTCTTGAGGTCTCCTGTCGATGCCAGCGGGGCAAAGATGGAAACGATGCCCTCGTTGTCGCCTGACGTATCGACGGTCACAACGCCATCGGCGTAAACAGGAATGCCACCCTTGCGGTTGTGCATGCCCATCGCCGCAGCAGCAACTGCTGTGGACTGATCCGACATGAGGGCAGCAGATTCCGCTCTCTCATCTGCCAACTGCTCGGGCCCGCCTGCCGCTCTGATCTGAGCAGCAACGCGCTTGTCCAACTCTGCCGCTTCGTTGTAGCGGTTGATAAATTCTTCGCGCAACAGAGAGAAAGACTTGGGCGAGAAGACTTCAAACACCCTGTCAATGAAGCCAACCTCCTTGCGCGGACGAATGACTTCCTTTACCCGATCATCAATGTCGGGATCGACGGTGGGCATGGACCGCATGCTGAAGCGCAAACGATCCGGGTTAGCAAACTTCTTCTTGAGTTCCTTTTCTTGCGTGTAAACAAGAGGTGTTAGGTCAAACACGCCCACCGGCGCACCCTTCGCCCGGGTAGAACTTCTGACCCTCAAGATACATGTGCTCGATGGGCTGATACTGGAGCAGGCTTCTTGTATTGGTCCTCTCGCGCAACGATCACCACGGGCGCTGATTTAATGCCCTCGACATCCATCGCCGCCATGCGATGGCGTCCTTCGTGGCCCTCAATCCTGCCTGTCTTCATATCGACGTACAGGAACGGCGTCTGTGTCTCGCGGCGCAACTCTTCCACGTCCAACTCGCCCGCCTCTTCATAAATGCGTCGAGCATCTTCTTCTGACGGAACGGTTGCGGCTATAAACCTTTTCGGGTTTACGAACGCAGCAAAGCCGTAGGTGCGGCCATCGGTGTAGCCGTACTCGTTGATGAGGCTGTCGATACGCTCAGGTGTAAAGCCTGCGGCTTCGGTGCGCAGGCTCTTACGAACTGGCTCCTCGCCAATGACTTTAATCTCTTCTGGGTTGTACCCTTGGCCGTAATCAACGACCAACTCTTGCTCCTCAGGGTGCCCAATCATGTGAACATGCTCGGGCGTCAGGTCCATCTCGACAACAACCAAATCCTTGCGCTTGGCGTAGGCCGGTAGGTTTTTAAACGCTTTTGCAACATCCGGGTTAAGGCTGAAGGAAACAAACTGACTGCCCATAGCGGCAGTCTTCAGTTCCTCCAACTCGTCCGGGGACATCAAGCGGTAGCCCTTGAAACTGTCGCCAAGATTGGATCGGACAAACCTTTGAACAGCAGATGTGTACTCGGGGCCACCCTCTACCCGGTACAGGTCGTACATCCCATCGCGGTTTCCAACACCAGAGACGCCGCCAATCCAGTTGTCTCTGATTGTCTCAACGCCCTCAGACATTGGGATTTCATCTGCGCGGTCAAACAAGTCTTTGTGAGCGCGCAGGCTCTTACGGATGTCTGGGCTTGTGGACTCGTAGGTGCCGTAGTTGCCAATTGCAGACTTGACCTGCTCCGGGCGGAAGACACCAAGATTTTTGCGGCCCTGCTCTTTTACATAGAAGGCATCAAACCCGTTTGTCTCAAACAGATCGTAATCGTTGGCATGCTCAATCGCGGTCCAGCGTCCTTCGCGGAAGTTGTTGAGAACTTCATCAATTTGGGCATTGGAGTAGTCCTCTTCCGTTTTTAGGATGCGCTTGAATTGAGGAACCAACTTGTTCATGTGTTCGACGTTCTCGTAGTCGAACGGGTTGGATGCTTTGATGTAAACGGGGAGTACGTTTGCGCCTTCTTCGCCCTTTGTCATCGTTGTTCCCTTGCCAGGGAACCAATCCAAGTCGTTGAGTGCGTACTTGTTGGCAAAGTTGGCGTCAGGGCGTCACAAAGAAGGCGTTACGGTTGCCGCGAGTGCGAGGCTCAATAACGTCTTGCCGGGTGCCGTGGTACATGACCTTCGGCTCACCGTTTTCATCCACAACCTTGCTATCACCAAACCAACGCTTGAACGCTTCGGTCTTTGGTGCTCGTAGGCTCTTACGTTCAGCACCGGCTTCGCGCAGGCTTGGTCGGTGTCAGAGCGCCTTCCTCGACCTTGCCAAAGATGTCTTCTGCCGACTCAAAGCCTTGACCGTTAAACGCTGACTTGACCGCCTTGAAGAAGTTCTTCATGCGGGTGGTCAGAGTCCCCATCAGTCCGGCAGGCTGCTTCTTGGAGAAGTTGCGGAACGCATCAGCAATGGCTTCCTCGCGGATCATCGCCATGTTGCCGCCGTACTCCTGCATGTAGGCGTCGTAACGGCTCATCTCCTGGCCGTTGTAAACGGTCTGCTGCCCCTTGAGATACTGGTCAATCCACTTGGTGTCTGCCGTCTTCTCCAGAGTTGCCCACTGCTTGGGCGTGAAGAAGCCTGCCTCCTTCAAGGCGTGGATGGACTCATGGCGCAGGATGCCAAGCGGGTCAGCGGCGTCCAGGGCCAACTTGATCAGCATGCCGTCGTAACTGCCCTCGTCGGTCATGCCGCGCTCAAGGTTCAGTTCGACATCCTTCAGACCGAACTTGTTCAGGTTCTTCCGAAGCACCTGACGCAAGACTTCAATCTTCTTCTGAATCTCTGGCGGCACCTCGGGCTTGGCGGCTTCGACCGCAGCCTCTGCCTCGTCAGCCCGCTTCTCTGCCTGTTTAGCCCTGCGCTCCAGTTCTTTAAACCGTGCCTCTGGGATGGCGGCCAGAGACTTCTTGACTACTCGTTCACCAAGGGGTTGGGCTTCAAATTCTGGCCCGAGGTCCAGGCCGGCATCGCCGACATCCTCCGCTTCAGCAGTTCCAGGCGGACGCTCGGCGGCAGTCCTCTTAGCCGCTTGATCAATTCGTCTTTGCTCATCTTGGGCTTCATTGACAAGTGCCTCGACTTCTTTGGCGGTTAGATACTCGCGGATTAAGGAATCAGCCTGCTGGATGCCTTCAAACGCGGCCTTGATTTGAACGTTTGCTTCTTGGGTCAGGAAGTTGCCCTGACGCAACTGCTCCTTGATGAATTCGGTGTTGTCGTATTCATCGTAGTTGGGAGCGCCAAGACGCTTATCGGGAGGTAGCCACGGATCAAGGTCTCCGTTGGCGACAAACGTACTGATGCTGTCGCCCCTGCCCTTGCTGATCAGGGGCCTGAACCGCAGGAGTTCGCGCCCACATCACTGACTTCGGTCTTGGTTAACTTGCCGCGCAGTGCTGTAAACAGGCTTGGGCTTTCGCGCTTGGCCGTTCTAGCCTGACGCTCAGCAGCACGAACAGCCTTCTCTGCCTCGGCAACATCTTCTGGCTCTGGGGCCTTGGGCTGCGGCAGCTCTTTGGCCTTGGCGGGCATGGCGGGCGGCATCGGTCCCCGCACACGCTTTACACGCTCTTCAGGAGCAATCTTTGCTGGCGTCGTGATGTCGCTGTAAATCTGAAGCAGTTCTGTAAACGCATTGTCTGGCTTCAGGCCCAGCAAATTAGCGATGGTCTTGGTAAACCGATCCCAGGCCGTCGTGTTCTCGTACTCAATGCGAGACAGCACGTACTGGAAGTCCGGGTTGCCCAGGCCCTCAGCCACGAACTCTTGCACGCTCTCAATGCCGTAAGGCTTGCGGAACAACCTGTCCTGAGATTCGCGCTCTTCAAGAACTTTCTGACGTGGGCGTACAGTTTCTCAAGCCGCTCAACAGCGGGCTTCTGCTCTTGGGTTGGGTTGGCAATTGCCCCAACCGTCTGGGCATGAACAATCTCGTGGGCGAGAGTCTTCTCGTCCTTGGCCGAATACTCAGGCACGAAGATCGTGTCCTTGCCTGCGTCATACACGCCTGCCGCACCAATCGCATTGATGGTGGCCTGCGCGGTCATCCGCAGTTTGGTCTCGCCCAACTCATTTGTCAGGCGTTCAAACGCATCAAGGGTGCGTTTAAAGTCTTCCTTGTGCCGAACCCTGCACCCTCGCCAAGCCCAAGTGGGCCAAACATGCTGTTGTCTGCGTTTACAGCATCTTTAATGCGCAGGATTTTGCCCTGTCCTCGCCACCCTCAAACACGTTGGTGGAGGCCGCAAGTACATCCTGCGGCAGTGCTGCGCCGTCAGGAAGCGCATCTACCGTGGGGGCAAGTTCGCGCAACTTCTCAAGCAGACCAAGGTGCATCTTGGCACTGTCTGAGGAGAACTGATCCATGACCGGGCTGGGTGAGTCTGATAGGTCTCGACGGCCTCGTCGTCAATAGCGATCTTGGTCTTGAGGTTCTTGGCCCTGCGCGCGATCTCGGCGACAACGGCGTTCTTGCTCTTCTTCAGAGCATCAATCACACCCTTGAAGTCGCCTGCCTTTGCAGCCTTCTGGGCGGGCAGGTTTACACGACCTGCCAGAGTCCCGGGGTAGGGCTGAACCGCTCCGATTCCCTTGCCAAACTCAATACGTTGCTGACGCTCGGTCGGCCCTCTGGGTGCGGCGGGAGCAGCCTCTTCCGCAGGAACCTGTGCAACCTGTTCCTCTACAGGGGCATCGGCAGCGTAAACATCTGCGGGATGCCCGCATCCTGACCTTCAGGATAAAGTCCTGCCGCAGTTGAGATAAGCCTTCGTACAGGCCTTCGTACTTCTGACGCTGCGTGCCTGAGATTTCTCCGGACAGAGCCTGATTGATCGCATCAAAGACTTGGTTGTCGGCCATGAAGTCTTTGTTGACGATGGAGGCAATTGGGTCTTTTGAGGTAATACCCGCCTGCTTCAACTCGGCCTGAGTTACAACCGTCTGTGGAGTCTGGGCGCGAGTAGCCTCTTCCTCCGTCATCTTCAGTTGGATGTTGGCATGTTGTCAGCAGCAGCCTTGCGGTCAGCCTCTGGGAACTGCTGATCCTGGAGTAAACGCTGCTTCAGGTTCTCCAGCAGGCCGTAGCCATTGGGCTGTGCTGCCAATGTAAACAGTTGCTGGTCGGTCGGCAGTTGCGGCGGAGCGGGCGGTGGCGCAGGCGGACGAAGGCCAGCATCAATCTCGCGCTGTAAACGAGCGGCAAATTGCCGGTCAGACTCGCCTTCGCGCTGACCTTCAAAGCGTTGCTCTTGCTCGACAGTCTTTGCCAAGGGCTGCGCCCAAGATGCCGCCGCCCAGAGCACCAAGACCTGCCGCACCACCGACGCCCTCAAGTAGTGACTGGTTTGGATCAACCTGACGCAGACCAATATTCTTGAAGACCTGTCCGCCGCCTTCTTCAAACGACTCGCCAACCGCCTCACCAAGACCAGCAAGCAATACGCCCCTTTGATCCAGGCACACCGGCAAGACGCCGTTCAATTGCTTGCGCCCCAGGAAGACGTTGAGCCAAGAGGGCTGTCACACCTGCGCCTGCGCCCGCAATCCGGGCAGCATTGATGGCGCGGTCAGCAGCGTCTTGCTCGCTCAGGCCTGCTTCAATAGCCTTTTGGTAAGCATCCCGGTAGGTGTCATCGCTGACATCAGCGGCTTGCATTGCCGCACCGGTGCCATAGGCTGCAGCGGCAGAACGTCTGTTTACAGACTCGACGGCCTCTTTAACCGCTTGATCTGCTGCCGCGCCGGTCAGCCCAATACCAGCAGACTCAATAGCCTTGGCACCAATCTTCTGAGTGACCTTAACAGCGGCTGCGGGACCTAGCAGTTGAGGGACCTGCTCTGCCACAAACGTTGTGATGAGGGCTGGGTCTTTGAGGGTGGATGTGATGGCGGTTGCAAACTGGGCAAGTATTCCGTCCTTCTCTGCCTCAGAAATCTCTTCTGTTGAAGCGCCTGACGGGCCTTTAAACCTTCGGATTTCAGTTGCTCGCCAATGTCGCCAATAAACTCTCCCGGCTCTGAAAAATTCTCCAACCGGACGGGCTCCGGCAGCAGCCCAACAACCTGTCCCGAAACTGAAGCAAACCGCCAAGCCCTCGGATGCCGGAGGCAAGAATGTCCGTTCCCGCCTCGGTGGCGGTGCGGCCCGTCTTGGGCCGCTCTTTCTGCCCCAACAGAGAGAACGCCGCCATACTTTTCAGCAACCTTGTCAAAGCCTGATTCAGACGAAGAAGGTGCGCCGCCATACTTGCGGGCGATCTCATCAAAGTTCATCCGGAAACCTCTGTTACTTTATGCCTGCGTCCCGCTTTCGGCTTTTTCCGCCGCCTCGGCAGTCGGGAAGGTGTAGGCCTTCCTGTTGGGGGAATGTAACCGTCGTGGGGCCGCCTGACTGCCCAATATCAAATACCGCCCCAGGGTATTGCTCCATCACGGCGCGTCTTTTTGGCATTAAGTGCGGCCTCTCGCTCTTTTGGCTTGTTGAGCAGGCTGATGTAATCGTAAGACTTCTTAAATTCATCAAGGCTCTTATGTGGGCGCTTTCCCTGCATGCGGATGTCTCTGCCGCCAGCACCACTTGCTCCGCGCAGGCGCTCAATCGAGGCCATGCGAGACCTCGGCGGTCACAGGCTTGCCGCTAAGGCGCTCAATGTCAGACACCATGCGCTCCAACTCACTTGGCGGACGGGTTGCCTGCATGCGAGCACGAGCCTCCCCGCTGAGAAGTTCGGCCTCTTTGATCCTGAGTTCGGCCTTGGCTTGCCTCAGTTGGCTGTCTGCGTTTGCTGCCTCGCTGCTCTCGGTCCATTGCAGATTTGGGAAGTCGCCCGTGGCGATGCTTTCCGTCACGCATCTTGGCAAGCGCGTTGCGCTTTTCAAGCGACAGCATTTGGATGTCCATCTTCAGGTCTTCCAACCCCTGGATGCGACCACGAACGGCCTCGTCATAAGAGCGGGGCGGCCGGAGCGCCGGTCTTTCAGAGTTTGCCCAAGCCCTTCTCCTTTAAAACCCGCGCGCGCCGAGCAAGAAGTTAATCAGACCCTGCCGACCCTTCTCCGACTGCAGTTGTTGCATGCGCTCAGAGATTCTCTTCTCACGCTCACCCATGAGGCGCGCGTCATCTCTGCTTCTTGAGTGCCAACCTGCTCCATGCGCCCAGGAAGCCCGGAGACGATGCGACGACACTCATCCACGCTCTGCCCCATACTTCTGAGCGGCTTCGATGCCTTGCTCCATCGGGATGGGTTTGCGATTCATTTGCTCCAAGAAACCTTCTGGCTCGCCCAAGAAGGCGTGAAGTGTGCCCCATGGCAGGAGCCTGTGCGGCAGAACCTGCGGGCGCTTGCTGTGGAGGGGCGGATTTGGGCGGAGCGGGAGGCCGTTCGGCAGGGAATCGAATGTCGCCGCGAGTAAAGCCCTCTGCTTGCAACAATTTCCATGTTGCGGCGGCGTTCTTTCCATGCGCTCCCTAAAGAGTCGCCTTTCTTCTTCCTTTCTGCGCTCAAATTCTTCTTCGGTTTCTCTGGAGAGAATTCAACCCCTCCCCCCATCGGCTCTATAAACATAGAAGTGCCAGGGTCCTCCGCCTCCTCCGGCAGCGGAATAACCAACAATGCCGCCCTGAGCAAAAGTTGCCCATCTGGGGATTTAAACCAGAAATCCACAGGCGCTTGTTGCTGCTGCTGCATCAGGCGGTTCATCAGTTGCTTCTGAGCTCTCTTGCATCTGCATGGCTTGTAATCCGCCCGCCCAATCCTGCCCGTCGCGCTATGTCAGGGACGGCGGGGGGAGCAGGCGGCATGGCCTTCTGCATCAGTTGAGCAGCGACTGCGGGCTGCCCGTCCGGCGTCGTCGGCTGGAACTCACCGACTTTCTCGGCACGCTTAAGCGTCATTGCAGCCAGGCGAGTGCAGAATTGATTGGTGTCTGCATGATCACTTCTTGCCGCCAAAGATACGTTCGTACAAATCCATCAGACCACCCGTCTGATTTAGGAAGGTTTGTGGCGCTGCTAGGCTGTTGATACTGGGCAGCAACAGATTGGATCGGCATGCCTTGAAGCATTGAGTTCAAGAACTGCAACTGGGCGTACGGGTAATCCCTCTGACGTTCAAACTCTTTTAGGTCTGCCGCAATTCCTTCTGGACTCAATACCACGCTGAGTTGCGCCTGCCCTGGCCATCATGTCGGCCAAGTCCTTTGGCCTGAGCCTGCTCAGTATTGAACTGTTGCATGGCTCTTGTCATACGCCGTTGCGTATCCCGTACCGATGGTTGTGCCCATCGTGCTCAGCAGATTGCGCTGCAACTCTGCATCCATGATGGCTTGCCGTCCACCACCAAATGATCCGGCCTTGGTCATCCGAGCAGCGTTCTGCATCTGCTTCAATTTGTGCCTGACGGTTCAACTCCGTCGAGTTGCGGTTGAAGCACTGCGTTCAGGTACGGGTTCATGTACTGGGCCGCAATCCCAGTGGGCTGGACCCCGGCGCAGTGGTTCCAGTCGTTGATGCCGTGGGCAACGATGGTGCTCCTGCTCCTGTAAACGACTGCCCCAGAACAGAAGGGAAGTTCAATCCTCCCAACCCGCTGAAGTATTTCTGCTGAAGGTCAGATGCCCTGGCAGTCAGATGGCCCACCATAAACTTGGTAAGGCTGTTCGGCCAACGCTTCAGCCTTTCCAAACATGGAGGTCACATAAGGACCCGCCCATTCAGACAGCGTGGACTGCCTGCCAGTCATTGCTCCGGTGGCGGGAGGTAAACGCATTTGCTGCGCTACCCAATTGGTTGGTTGCTGCGGCTGCCATGTTTAATCCTTAAGCAAGTTTCTTCAGTTCACGGTCAGCGCCGGACGGCTTGCCGCGCTTGGTCTTCCTTGCTTGAGCCTCAACACGGTCAAGCATCGCATAGAGTTTCCTGGCTCCAGCATCGGATGAACTCGTTACCAAGTTCAGATACGACACGGGCAGGGATCACAAACTCACCATCTGCCAGTCGAGCCTCTTGGCCTGAACCGGAGAAGCGGAGCGGGGATGGAGTCGGACACGCCGTCACCATTTCCCTTGAGGTAGCGCCCCTGGGCAAGCATGGCAATCCCGCCGGGCATGTAACCGCCTGCGGCGTTAGTGATGACGGTGGACGTATCGTTTGTTGAAATCAAATCACTGCCCGGTAATGGCACGACGCCACCATCTGTGTTGCCTTGACCTGCGGGAGTGGGTGGAGCCAAGAACTCTTGAGCACTCTTTGGGGTGTAGCCTGCGTATTTAAACGAGCCGGAGCGAAGTAAGAGACGCCACCTTGGCCGGGACGGTAAGGAACCGTCTGACCGGCAGCGTTCATGGTAGTCGGACGCTGCACTGACATTGGAGTTTGAGTGCGTTCGTAGGTGAACTTGGGGATGCCGCCTTGGTAGCCAAACAGGCTTCTGGGTTTGATCTCCCATCATGCGGTTGAGCAAAGAGGCTAAGCCCGCCAAAGGCTACCAACTGCCCGCGTCGCCTCCAGTGTCACCCGAAAACAAACCGCCAAAAGACTTGAGCAAGTCTTGAAACTTAGTGCTCGACAGTTGGTCTGTAAGACTTCTTCAAGCCGTAGTCAATGTTGGAACCAAAAGGCACGTCTCCCGCGTCCATAGTCCGTGTAGTCGCCCAGGTCTTGGCGGCACATCATCCGACCCGGTAGTACGCTGGGCCGGTGTCTGGATACGGATTGCGCATCTCAGCCCCTTCCAATAATCTTCATAAGTTCATCGACGGTCGCTGCCGGGTTTCGCTCGGCAAGCGCCATTAAACGTGGGTGTAGGCATCTTCTGCCCCATTTCCACCGCCCTCTCCTTCAAGGGCAAGTTCCATTGCTTCTCTTGCCTGTGCCTTGCGTCCTTGAAATCGGTGACATCAGCCATCGGACTTGGCCCCTGGGCCAAACCTGACCGCACCCTTCCCATAGAACACATCTGGCCAGTCCGGGTTTTAAATGAAGACCCTGGCGCTTGAGCAACCATAGGCATGGGTGCTTGAGACGGACGGCTTGGGAATTTGATTACAGGTGCCTTTGGGTGGCGTAACAGTCGGCGGCGTAACCGCTGGCGGCACCAATGTTGGTGGCGTTGGTGGCCGAACGGGCGGCGGTTCAACTGGAGGAGCAGGTGGGCGTAACAACCGGAGGCCGAGGTGTCACTGGCGGCGAGAGCAACCGGCGGGGTTGTTGGGGCCGGACGTAGGTGCCGGACGTTGTGCGCAGGTGTGGGAGCCGGAGGAGGCGCCGGTGCAGGCGAAGGTGCTGGGCTAGGTGCAGGCGCCGGACTGGGCGCCGGACCTTGGTGCCAGGCGGGCGACGGAGAAGGTGCTGGGCCGGTGCCGGACTTGGAGCAGGTGCCGGAGCCGGTGCAGGTGCCGGGGACGGCGCAGGACTCGGCGCAGGCGAAGGAGCAGGCGCAGGCGATGGCGCGGGTGCAGGGCTAGGGAGCCGGAGCAGGCGATGGTGCCGGAGAAAGGGGGCGGGGCCAGGCGCAGGAGCGGGCGATGGAGCCGGACTTGGCGCGGGGCTTGGAGCGGGCGCGGGAGACGGTGCCGGACTCGGTGCAGGAGCGGGTGATGGTGCAGGTGCCGGAGCCGGACTGGGCGCCGGAGAAGGAGCGGGAGATGGCGCCGGAGCAGGCGCTGGAGCAGGAGAGGGAGCAGGCGCAGGACTTGGAGCCGGTGTCGGCGCGGGAGATGGGGCAGGTGCCGGGGATCGCGCTGGCGAAGGAGCAGGCGCGGGGGATGGCGGGGATGGCGCGGGCGACGGAGATGGTGCAGGACTGGGTGCTGGACTGGGGGCAGCGCAGGACTTGGTGCAGGGGGCAGGTGATGGCGGTGCGATGGCGCGGGCGCAGGACCAGGAGCCGGACTCGGTGCAGGACTAGGCGCAGGTGAGGGCGCGGGCGATGGAGCGGGTGCCGGACTTGGAGTAGGTGCAGGGCTTGGAGCAGGAGCCGGGGACGGCGCAGGACTGGGTGCTTGAGCGGGAGCCTGAGCAGGCAAAGCTCGTGCAGGTGCCCGCGATGGGAGCCGGAGCCTGGGCAGGCGCTTGACTTGGAGCGGCGCTTGGTGCCGGAGAAGGGGCTGGAGCGGGCGAAGGAGCCCGGACTTGGAGCCGGAGATGGCGCGGGCGCAGGAGACGGCGCAGGAGACGGCGCAGGAGACGGCGCAGGACTTGGTGCCGGAGAGGAGCGAGGACTCGGTGCAGGAGATGGAGCCGGGACTGGGTGCAGCACTGGGTGCCGGGACCCGGAGCGGGGCTAGGTGCCGCACTCGGAAGCAGCAGAAGGAGCCGCACCTGGGAGCGCGCCGCAGGCGCTGCTGAGGAGGGCAGGCTGAGCGGCAGACGGGGCAGGTGCGGGCGCCGGAGCTGCACCAACATCAGCCGCAGTCAAAGCATTGCCATCACGGTCTACAGCACAACCGTGTCAGGCTTGATCTGGCTTGATGGGATATTTCCTTTCCGGCAACGATGTTCTCCAAATCTTTTGAGTGACCGGGTTGCCATCGTTGTCAAACGCTACAACAGCATCTTTCTTACTTTCTGCGGCATCTTGCTTCTGCTCTGGAGTGATCTCAGGCTTTGCCTCTGGCTCGTTTGCCGCCTCCTGCTCCTGCTTTGCTACTGGAGCGGTTGTGGGAGAGGGTGACAAACGAAGCGCGGGAGCAGTCTCAAGTTGCGGAGCAAGAGCAGTCGCACCTGCCGTTGGGGCTTGAGCAGAAGTTGATGCGGCAGCGGCTGAGACTCCATCGGAGCAGCTCATTGGCTGCCACACCGGGTGTAAACAAGTCTCTACACCGGGAACCGCTTCAACAAGACCCGCCTGCTGAAGAGCCTGCATGGTCGGATCGTTGTGAGCAGTTTCTACCGGGAACAGCAGGACAGTTCGCCGGGTTGCGTGATTACAGATGGACGAGTAGCGCCTTACAGGTTGTTCAACGGGCGTCTGGGTTGATGTGGTGAAAGTGGCTGATTTGGTGCGGTTGTTTGTTCTTGCTGTACAGATTGCTGAATAGTATTGACAGCATTTTGCGCCAATTGAGAAACACTGCGCCCAACCCCTGACTGCCGCGCCTTGGGTTGCTATGGCATAAACAGTTTGAACTGCCGCATCAATCCCTGTATCCCATGTTTCTTCAAACGTAATCGGTTTTCTCGTCTACACCGCCAAGAAATTCAAATTTGTCAGCAATTTTTTGGGAAACCTCGATGTTCCAACTTCCGTTAGTAGTTCTCCCTAATCCACCTCTTTGACCTTGCTTGCTGTCCACGCAAACATTTCTTGCGGAGACATTGAGTTCCCAGGCATATTTTTAGCAGGGTCTTCATAGACCCAAATCCAGCCAATTCTCCAACTAACTCAATGGTAGATTGCGTTGCTGTACGAATTGCGTTTTGTTTTGTATCAAGCCCCCTCTCAAGGCCGTCTTGCCATGTCTGATTGGCAGTGTTGGTAACGCCAAGAACAATAGAGCCAACAGGTCCACCAAACGGCAAGCCCGCCGCAGATATTGCACCCGCAGCAGCGCCCACAACAAAATTACGCTCTCCAGGCGTTAGATTTTGTAGATTCTGCTGATTTCTTCTAAACAGTTCGCTCTGTCGTTGAGATACGATATTGGCAGATTGTTCAGCAGATGGACGCTCGTAGAAAAGATTTTTCGACATTAGGCAAAGCCCGATTGGCTCGCAGAATGGCAGATTCCAACTGGTTTGCCAGGGCGGTAGTTCCCAAAACAGGAATGCGCCCGATTGGCAGACTCCAAAAGTGCCGGAGAGCCAACCGTGGGCGTTGTCATCCGGATCACCAGGTGCGCCCGTTTGCATTCCGGTCAGTAGGGCTTCGTAGTCCAGTTGCTCTTCGCCGGGAGGCGTTTCACCAGGACGCAACGGTGCCTTGATGGCTGACAACTGCGCCGCCGCTGGTCCGGCAGCAAGTCCACGCCCCTGCACCTGCCTCCGGAATAATCTCCGATGTCTGGAATTCGGCATTCGGGTAACGGGCAACCCAGTAGCCCTAGCCGTAGCCAGATCAGAATTTCATCAGGAGTTGTGTACTCCTTGCCCTGATACATGAAGGTGCCGCTGCCCGTCTTCATGGCTCTTTGCATGCCTGCGTCACTAAGTGACTTGGCCGCACTCACGTTCGGCAGTTTGGCCATCCGCTCCTCTTCCACAAAGCGACGATTTGCCGCCTCAAGTTCTGATCCAGTATCCCCGCTAAGGTTGTAGATCATCCCTGAGCGGGCAGGGGAACTCAAACGACCCAAACCCGCGAGATGCGGCCAACGCACCCGCCTCTTCAAGGGTCTTGACATCCGTGCTTGGTTCAACCTGAAGCGCACGCTCAGACCGGCCGGATTGGAAACATCTTGCTCCGCTGGGGCCGGAGCGCGTGGCGTTGCCGCCAAAGCAGCATCTGCCGCCTCAAAAAATGGCCTTGACGCCTTCTCATCAATGGCTTTGCCAAGCCCAGACAGTTCCTCCAAGAACCGCGCTTAACGATGCAGGGCTGTTTAAATTTGCCTTGCTAAGTGCAATCCCAGTCCTTGCCGCTTTGGTAGCAACATCTGCGTCGGGATGCCCACTCAAGCTCAAATTTTCTTCAAGCGCGGTGACAAGCGCCTTGATCACGTTGCCAGACGCCAACTGTGTGGCAACTGTCAATGCGCCTTGAATCTGCTTGGGAGCAAATCCAGAACCCTCCAATGATTTAGACAACTCAGAGCCTGCGGCTGGATGTAACACCGCCAAGTGCTGCTTGTTTAAATGCTATCAGGAAAACTGCCTGTTTGGATAGCGCCGGGAAGAGCCTGCGCTCCTGCTGTTGCAGCATTTATAAGTGCTGTACCGGCTGTGGTCCCTTGCAACCCAAAGCCTTGACCGCTTCGGCTGCATACTGACCGGCAAACTGACCCGCTCCTGCGGCGGTAGCACCAATTGCGGCTTGCTTTAAGCATGTCGGAACCCTTTCTGCGCCCGCAATGGCTGCGTTGGTTGCGCCCATAAAAGCGCTCGCCAAGTGCTGCTGCTGCAACTTGAGAAGTTGCGCCAAGAGCGTATCCAATTTCTTGAGGCAATCCAATGGATGCACTCAATTACGGACGCAAACATTGCAGCAGGTTTGCGCCAACTCTCCGACTCATCGTATTTGTCAACGCTGGTACACTTTCCGTTGGGGTCACTGTCAACGTAGTAGCCTGCTGTAAACCCCGGCCGGTCCTCAGATTCATCTGATAACCGACGATGTTGCCGCTTGCATCTGTCCGAACAACCCGATCGTAAGGCGTTCCTGCTGGAGCGAACGGCAACGCTTGCTGTGTTGCGCCGCTTAGGACCGGCAATGTCATAGCCCTGAACCTCACCTGAACCATAACCAGTTGGCGCAATTGAAAACTGCCCAATTTGCCGACTAACTGCCTGAGGCCCAGCCTCGCCCCCGTCTACAAATGCGTTCTGATTTGTGATGTTGGTCTTGGCAAAAATTGATTGCGTCTGTTGCAAAGAACCGGAGCGCCAGGACGACCCTCTTTGGCCCCAAACTGAACGTAATGGCGCTTTTGCTTCTGCCTCAGTGTCAATTCCAATCTCTTGCCCAGATCAGGGTTTAGACGGACATATTCCTGCCAGTTAAACCCTTGCGGCACACTGCTAAACGTTTCTGGCTTGAACTCTTGCTGGCCGGTAGATTCATCAAAATAGGATTGACGATACTGTTGACCCCAGTCATCGACTGTTTGGTTAATTGGCAAAGAGGTGGATGCGGCGGGCAAAGTGCTGAAATCCCGGCGGGTGCAACAGGGGGCGCAACAAACTTTGGCGTGCCCTCTCCGCGAGCAAGTTTCTCTTCAGTGTCAAACGTCACGCCCTGACGGGCCATTTCCTATCTGGGCGGGCGTTACTACCCTGCTTTGAGCGGCCCACGACTCAATATCACTAAGGGCAAACGGACTAACCCCCTCACGACCACCACGCTCTGCCCCGAACCGCAACAGGTTATAAACACCATAAGGGGTCTGATTCCCTAAATTTGAAGCAACAGCGACTGTAATCAGGAGCGCCACCAATGGATCTCCGCAGATCGTCCTCGGTGTATCCGTTGTCTTCTTGGTAAAGCGGACGCATGATCAATCCTGTTTAACCTAAACCGCCAATACCCTGCCGTCATTCTGGAAGCATAAGCCCCGGGACGATTGGTTACCCTGCCAATGTCTTTTTCGGCCTTCCATTTCCTTTTGTTGCAACTGTTTGATCGCTGCCGGTTTTGCCTTTGTCCGTTTGATTCCAAAGTGATGTCAACCTTTGACTTTCGGGCGCTTCGGGCTGTAAGCCACAACCTCGCTCACTCCCGGTATGGTCATCAACTTTTTGTTGTAGTCCATAACTTGTTGAGGAGACAGCGTTGAATTTGATGGTCCAAGATCGTTCTGCATAAACTCAAAATGGTACGCACGCCCATATCATTCATTAGGCCGGTAAAACTCTTTACTCCAATCAAAAAGTTGTTTTTCTGACAAATTAAACCATCCAATATATGGATCAATTGCTACAAAATCCAACAACCGGAGCGTTTAACCTCTGCTGCCAATTCAGCAGGGGGTCATTTTATTGCCTTGCCTCTTCATTTGCCCCAACGTATGTTGTGTATGGGCTAATCCGCAACACCGGCGTTATAACCTCGCTTCTTATTTGTATCTACAAGGTTTTTAAGTTTGTCGCCCGTAGATGCATAAGGACTCCAAAAAATTTCATCAGAAACAACTACGTCATTGCCTCGCTGAAACACTACACCGCTTGGCGGCTCATATACACGACCCCTGGTTGGGTCTGACATATGTCTCCCCTGCCGGCGAGTGTCCCATCCCCCTCCCTGCCCAAAGAAAGTTAATTCTGGAGTTTGCCCTGTTTGATTAAAGAAATCTGTAGCATTAAATTTCTGTACCAAGAGCATTGTTCTCACAGGTTAACCGCATCCTGCGGCCTCATCCCTTGCTGAGTTACCCAATCAATACCACGCCGGGTAGCCTCGGCATCATCAGCGCCCCCCGCATAGATGTACTGTTTAAATTGCTCTGGAGTAAACGTTGATGATTGTGTGTTTGTGTAGGGGGCTGATTGCCCATGATTCGGTTGTAATCATCAATCGTAAAATCTGACCCCGGCATTTGCCCTTGTACAAATCCGCCGGTTGTTGCGGAATCAGAGTTTGTTCTGGCGCAACGTTTTGTTGAGCGGCGTAGTTGGTAATGGGCGGAGCGGCGGTTCTGCAGAAGGAGCAGGTGGATTGGTCGGCCTGATTAAATTCATCAATGCATCTGGCATTACTTACAGACTGGCCTTGTTGAGCCATCTCCAATTGATAAGGTGTAAGCACTCCAGACGATGTTGCCCAGTTTGAAATGTCCCCCATACTAAACGGAGAAACCCCCCTCTAGATTGCCTCTTTCTGACCCAAATCTAAGAAGGTTGTAGACCCCAAAAGGAGATTCTCGGCCATATTGTTGGCTGATCCTGCTGTATATCGGGAGGAGAAACATTCTGTTGATCTTGTGCGGGACTTTGCGACGTGCCGCCAACAATGTTCAGCAGGTCGTCCTGCGTCATGTCTTGGTCTGTAAAGAAGTTTGTTGCCATGATCAGTCCGTCAAATCAAGGAAGTCGATAGCACCCACAGCGTCTCCGGTGGTTGCACCTGAGATAACCCGGATAGCCAATGTAAACACATCACTGACCCCGGCGAGGCTTGCGCCCAACTGGAGATCGAAGTTGTAGCCCTGTCGGGACTATCGAAGTAGACCTGCCCTGGGCCGTGGACGACACATAGGAGCGCAGGACAATGGTGCCGCCTGACACTGCCGTTGCCGATACGTCGTAGTCCACATGATTGAAGTCTGTGGTGTTGTATGACGCGCCGGTCAGCGTGGCGTTCTTCAGCAGGACTGCCTCATAAGTTCTGATTGGTCGTGGGGAAGACCTGAATCGCCTGCGCCAACACAACCGCCCCCAGGCTGTCAGATGCCAAGCCGGATCGAGACAAGCGGCAGGAACGTCGTGGAGATCGTCCCGCAACACCGAGGTACGCTCCAGCGTACTGGTTGACCGCTGCCTGCTGATACCCGCCGTCTGAGATGACCGTCGAGCAGATTTGCTTCATGGTGGACGAACTGGCCGTCTGCACTCTGCGTTGGTGATCTCGTACCGGATTGGCAGGATGGCCGTGGTCATGTAGACCTTGGCGATGTCGTTGGCGTTGTTGAACGTGTGAGCGATCGATGAACTTCTCGTTGATTACAAAGCCACAGCGAACAGAGCCAACGCCAAGCCACTCAAAATCCATGAACAGGAATCTGCGCCTTGGTAATGTCCAAGGTGTATCCGCTGTCCCCAGTCCCATCCAGTTTGTCTCCATTCCAGTCTGCCTGATTGACCGTCCGGGCGTCACTGGGTGAGCCGGAGGTAGCGGTGCGAAGCACGAAGGAAATCGTCGTGCCGTTCTGCTGCAAGGAACACGCCGTTGTCGGTATTGAAGTAGCCCGACCCGCTGACGCAGGTTGGTCTTCCCGGCGTTCATCACGAACGTGGCAAAGACCAAGAGTCCCTTACCCGGCTGATACGGGAAGACACGGTACGTTTGCCGTACTACTTCAGAACCGGATGATGATGTCGTGACCGCAAGGTCTACCGTGGACTCGTTGCCGTTGTAGGTTGGATGTCCCGCCCGTGGCAGTGGACTCCGTCAAACTGATTGTCCTTGGCGTAGCGGTTCTGGCTGTCGAAGATGGTCAGAGGGTTGCTGACCCGCGCACGGCCAAACGGGTCTACCGCCATGCCGGTAAACGCTACGGGGATCGGGTGTTTGTGTGGTCACGATCTGTCCAAGCAGGGCCGTTGAGCCGATTGAAGTACAGGCGCAGGACGTTGTTGAACTGCTTCCTGATACCGCGAGTCGTAATCCCCAGGAGCCAGAGGCAGGTTTGGCGGCGGCGGATAGAGGCACTCCTCGACAAGGACGCTCATCCGCTGACCCCAGTGCTTACGCTCAAGTTCTTTGCGGTCCGCGGCCGGCTTCTGCCATCGGTGTCGCGCAACTTGGGGCAGTATGACCGTTTTTTGTCCGACCGTTATCTGATGCCATGCATCTTTGCCATAGCCGGTCTCGACAACCCCAGTCGTACACCAGACTTGTACTGGATTTTGGCACGCAAGCGAGTATTTCTGTGCTTGGATGTCTGAGCGTCCGGCCCATCGGCAGTTGCCGGGTTCGGTAGCCGCCGTACCCGTTGATGCGGCCAAGTTGCCTTGATCACGCCATCCGGCTCACCCAGGCGTCTGAGCCACAAACTTGGCGTACTCCATCCACTCCGGAGCACACAGTAACGCCCGTGCCGCCGTAGCGCGGACAGTCCTGTCCGTTGGGACGGTGCACCGCCGGATCATTGCGCGCCATGTGTTGTAGCGTTACCCTTTGCCGCGAGCCGCCATGCTTGGTGATGCGCTCTTGGCAACGATAGCAACCGCACGAGGTCGTGTTGCCGGTCACCAAGACTTCCTGACGGAACGCACTCACCGTTCCGTCTGCCGCACTCGCAGCGACAACGCCACAGCAACCTTTGTTTTGATCCGGTACTCGCGCAGCCTGCTCAACCACGCGTCAGTCGCCCAAATACTTCGCCCAACCCGTTCAACAAGACGACCCATAACAGAGTCCCGAATGAAGAAGCCTGTCTTGTACACGGTCTGCATTGTGTCACCATGTGTTCCGATGGGACGTCATCTCCGCCCGTCCTGGCGAACATCGATACGGGGCGAACCCAACTGCCACGTCACCCCAAGGTCAGTGGACTGGGCCTTCATAATCATCTGACGCCCGCGCACCCGGATGTAAACGATGTTGGTGAACTGCTCAATGGGCACCAGTGGCTGACCGCGTCACCGCAGCACTGCTTGAGCCACCCAAAGACTGCGGGCTGTTGAAGCCCGGAACCTGACCCCTTCATTGGGATCAGCGTCATGGTCAGCGACGGATTGCTCGCGGTTGAGCCTGTAAACGTCACGTCGGGCAGCATGCGCCAGACGAAGCCAAAGTTCTGGCCCGTCTTCGATGATCAAACTCGGCAGACTCGATGTAGGCATTGATCGCAGGGCGTGCCCGTGACGTTGTCGTCTACACCGTTTTCGTGCATGCACGATGTTGTTGTGGTAGGTGCGCTGCGATTGGGTAATCCAAGAGTGCCGGAATCAAGCCAAGCCGTGCGGGCCATCGTGCCGTAGTGCCAAATCTTCTCGAGGTAGCTGAAGACCACATACCTGTCGATGGTCATGGAGTCTGGCCGAGCAGTAGAACCACCAGACTTCGTTGAAGCCTTCGTTCGTACCGGCAAAGACCTGAGCGCGCTTGCGCCTGGTTGATGTCCCCAAACACATGCGCGGCGCAGGTCGCAGGGCAGCGTTTGCACGCGACCATCGTAGGCGTAGAACTTGTCCACGCCCATCCAGTAGCACACGTTCCAGAGCGACGATGACCGCAGCGTTCTGCCCTTCGACGGAGATGTTGTCGCCCAAGAGTTGAGCGCCCCAAACTTCAGGAGCGCCGAGGTACTGCAAGGAGTACACGGCGGAGTCCGTGAACACCACGATTTCCTGACGGGTTTGACTGCCGCGATGATCTCAGAGCCATGAGACAGGCGCAGACTGCCTGCTTGATTGGTAGCCGCAGGCGTCCAGTCGACCGGGCGCTCTCCTGATCCTGACCAGCGAATCAGCATGGGGTTCAGGGCGTGGATGACCGCCGTAATCGTCGTTGCTAACTCATCGCAGAACACAAACCTGTTGATGTCAGAGACATAGATCATGGTTCTGGCACCGGTGGGGACATCCGTTGGCGCCAGAGACCAGTAGACGACGATCAAGACGCACGACCTGGTCACGCCCGGCCGGTGGCATCCCAATAGGCAATACATGCCACCACCGCGTAGGGCCAAAGACCAAGTCTTCGCCCCAGCTGTCCTCGGCTCCACAAGCCGGATGGCCGCGTTGGAGGTTCCGCCAACACCCCATGCGCCAGACGCCCCAAGTGCCCGCGCCCCCACCAGTCAGCGGGACAGCAAACGCAGGACCCGACGTTGATCTGATAGGCGGCATTGACTACGGTCAGCGCCACCTGCCCGCACCTGCCGGCGATAGCCGGTAGCCGCCGGGCGTTGCTGTGATCGTGATCGGCAGGTGTTGGAGTCATAACGGTGACCTGAAACTCTTTGTTTAGGAACCGCTGCGCGTAACGTTGGTCCCCACGCCGCCAATGTCCACGGCTCCACTGAAGGTTACGAAGTCGCCCGTTACAGTCCATGAGCCGTGTCTGTCACCGTTACCGTCGTCGAGGCGGTTAGTGCAAACGGGTCGTTGCTGATCGCGCCCGAAGTGCGAATGGGAGTGATGTCGCTGTAGATGCCGCCGCTGCTCGATGTAGAACTTCGAGGTTGGTGCCAACGCCGACCAGATTGAGACTGCCCAAGCGTCACCCAGTTCCACAGGGAACGGCAGACGCCAAGGAATGTGGACGCAGAAAACCGCACCCAGCCACCGATCTTTTCTGGTGTGCCCTGACGGAAGCGGACCTTGTCGCACTCGTACCAACCCCGCTCCTCATTGGTATAGCGGGTGTTCTCTCTGTTTACACCTGGACAGGAGTTTGAGTTTCTTCAGCGGCATGGTTATCTCAGCAGTGCTGCCTCGGCCTCGCGTCTACGGGTTAACCCCTTCATTACGCGGCCTGCGGCCTTATTCCACTTGACGATTTCCTCGCACGCACCCGCCCAGTCCTGAGCGTCTACCCGCTTTTTCAGCGTGGAAATGCGGTAGTTTCCTAAGCCGCAGTTATAGCAAAAGGACAGGATGGCGGCAAGGCGTCTGGCGGGTTGTTTGAGCAGTATCGGGAGAGTTTGATCGCACCCATGCAGAAGTGCAGCAGGTGCTTGTTCAAGGAGTCCTGGGCCTGCGCCTCAGTCCACACCGTACTCGGCGTTACCTCCGGTCCCGTACTTCCCCAACCGATAGTCACGGATCGCCACCAGTCCCAGGGTCGGGGTAGGCCGCGCAGTCACCATTTGGCAAGCGTCGAGCATACCCCTCAAAGGGTTTAGGACATCCCGTGCAATGCTGATGGCCTCCGTGGTCACCTGGTACTTCTCAATGTCTTCCACGAACCAGAACGTCAAGCACATGTTGAGCATGGCGAAATCGTCAGCATCCCAGACACGGGTGATTACTTCAGTCCAGTGCCCGCCAGTTTGAAACGCCATGACGATGGCAGCAGCCTTGACGGCGGCATACATGAAGAGCAGCTGCCCAGGTGTAACGCCGGGGCGGACAAGCGCAGGGATGGCCGCCACCACCCACCCGGCTTCCTTGGCAGTCTGCGGCCTGCTCCGGGACGAACGCTTCCTTGATGGCGTCGAGTTGGTTGACGCTGTAGTCAGCGTACTTCTCTTCCATCTTGAACTGACCGGGCATCTTTTCCAGATCGGTCTGGAGCGTGAACATTGCCAGTTCATGCTTGCGCTCGTTGCCCTTGTCCATGAATCCCTGAGGACTTCCAGGGCAAGCCGGAACAGGCCACCAAGTACTGGAGCCAAGCAGGCCACCACTAAGCATTTCCAACATCACTGCCTCACTAAGTCTTTGAGCCAATAAAGCGAACGCCACCAAGGCGGCGAGGAAGGCAACGGCAGACCCGTATTTCACATTGAGCATGAAGTCCTGCTGCCGAAGCCGTGCTCCCGTTCTCACGTCTCTGCGCTCCTTCTGAACCCGGATGCGCTCCATGATCATCTCGTTGCAGCCTCGCGCTCACCGTAGTGGGCGATGATCAGAATCCTGGCGGCTCGTTCTCCTGCTTGATCGCAGGGCCTGGCTGGTGCATCGTGATCTGCAAGGCCTCCTGCTCCAACGCTGTCGTCGTGCAGCAGCCTGCTTGAAGACACGATGGGCTTCCTGTTGGCCTTGGCACTGGACGACCTATTGCTGTCCCCCAGTGCCGCCATACCACTTCCCGATCTGACCGGCAACCTCCTCTATCTCCTTGCCCGTAGCCACCAACTTCTTGATGACGGTGAAGGCGGAGTTTGCAGCGGAAACCGCTGCAATGATCCCGGTAATTGGTTCCATCAGCCGCCTGAAGCCAGTCTCGGCTGCGCTGCCCATAGAGATGGTGTCGGCGCTGCTGCCCATCGTGATCACATCTGCTGCGCTACGGCAAAACAGTATGGCAGATCAATCTCAATCACAGGCAGCACTTCCTCCACGGGCGTGGCAACCCACTTCTCCTCAGACTGGCTCCAGTTGTAAGCCATGCCGGGTTCGTTGGGGCACACAGGTCTGACCACCCATCCGGGGGATACCACCACACCACTTCTGACCCTCGCCGGGAGTCGGGGCTACCTCGACTTCAATCCATCCCTCAGTACCGTCTGTCTGAGGCTTAGGAATAGAACCGTTCTTTGAATAGAGCATGGTTGTCCTCACGAGCGGGAACGGCGCAGTCGGCGCGTTAAACGATGAGGTGTACCGGGCATAGCCCTTGGTGATGCGGAGGTCGTCGATGTAGCCGTTGATTGTGATGCCCCCGGTTGGATACACCCCAATATACAGCAGCAAGTAAGCGTTTATATTTCCATTCCATGCTGACGGAAAGTAGCATCTGCGTTGCCATTTAAGTATATTTTCCCGTTTCCAGATGCTGTCCCATTTCTAACAACGCGACATGGTACCAAGTGCCTGTAGTCAGAAGTGTTGCGCCCGTCAAGAGAGCCGTCTGGAGAGGAAAACTGAAGATAGTTGGATGAACTACTTCTGCCCATGCTCCACCTGACCCATCATCTGTACCTAAGATTGAATAATTAGATGTTGAATTGAAAGCATCGAAATCTAATCCACATTTCTGATCGTGAAGTCGCGAGGTATAAAACGCAAACAGATTTGTTAGCCGGTGTTCTTAAATAATCCCCCGTCCCATCAAAGTACATCGACCCACCACCGAACTTGCTCTGCGCCGTGCTGATCTGCGCGTTGCCGACAGTCTCCAAGTCGTTCATCTCGGCGTTGTCGATGATCCCGGCGTTGGTGTAAGACAGGAGCAAGGCAGGGGCGCTAGAGCCTTGAAGACGTTGTAGTTGGAGCAGATGGAGGAGTAAATATTGTCGTGCCGTTGGTCGTGCTGCTTGTTTGACAACTTGTTGGAATAGAACCCTAACACCGTACGAACATCAGAACATATAACCCGTATACGGTCTGCTGCCATCGAGCCAACATATTGCGTAGTCAGGGAAGCAAAACTGATTGTGTTTGTGCCGTTTGCGCGAAGGACTCCATTTACAAACAGCCTGAAGGTGTTGCCGCTTCTGGTAACTGCAATATGACTCCATGCGCCGGACAAGGCTGTTTGAGGCAATGGTGTATGTAATGACGTTTGATACGTTACCAAAATACCAACTGCCAACAACGTACTAGCAACATCGTAGTAAATCTGGAACCCGTTTGTCGTTGGGTTAGAAATAATCTGTGGGTATGAAACCACCCTGCGTTTGCCAATACAGCCACATCTCCACGCAGAAATCTTGCGTTCCTGTTGGCAGGGCCGTGCTACTTGACGCAATACTTAAACTATCCCCCGTCCCATCAAAAGTACCCACTCCCGCCATCCGTGCCTGCGGCGTATGGAGCAGTCCAGAGAGAACGGGCTGAAGCGTTGGACGCTCACATCGCCGTTGACCGTGATGGTGAATGCGTTGCTGCTGTTGTCGATGAAGCGGTTGGACTGGCAGGTCAGCAGAGCAGGTATTGGTGATCGCCGTAAGCGGGGAGTCGTACTCGGGGTGAAGTTGGAGGTGTAAACCGCGAGTGCCTATTACAACGCCGAAGATTCGAGATGTAGCCATTCACTGGCCTAGTTAACAGCAGCATCGCTACGGTGATGTCAACTGCGTTGTGAACTTGGTCTGGTCGCTGACGAACCCGTTCATCATTGTCTGTGACGTCAGTTATCCCAATCGGAACTCCGTTCACAAACGTGCGTTGATGCCACCGGAACTACTGCCAAGGTGGCGCAATGTGATGTCACACGCCGGCAGAAGTTGCAGGCCTAAATTCTGCCAAATTCCTGCGCCCGATACGTTGTACTGTAAACATAATATTGAGTCTGTTAGTCAGGGTATAGTCAAAAACGTACTAGATCCCGCCCAATGCGCCACTGAAGAACCCGCCGCGTCTGCTGACAGAAATACCAAAATTCAACCGTGAAGTCGCTGCGCCAAAGTCAAAGCGCCGTGCTATTCGTTAGGTTCAAGGCAATTCCGCTACCATCAAAGTAGTTCGACCACAGGTTCCCATACGGCGAGAACGTCCCCTGCGTGGCATTGCCGTTGCGGGTGATCGTGAAGTTGTTGGTTGATGAATCAAGGAACGTGTTGTTCTGCGCCCCGTTCGTGCCGTTGCCGGGAAGACGACATGGTGACGTAGTTGAAATACGGGTCAATCGCGGCAGCAAGTTTTCCAAGAAAACCAAACGCCCGAGCAGAAATAGCCCCAAATGTGATGGGTAGGCATCTGCGCTCCTTACTTGAACTGAACCTGTGCCGCCAAGACAGTAAACGCCGCGCTTCCGGTTTTGATGATCGTGTACGAATACACATCAATCCCGCTTGCATTACCCGCAGTCGGAGCCAGTGCCGCCTTGCCACTTTGGGGTCACGCTAGAACCGTCCACCTGCACCGCGCTGTTGTAGTAAGCCGTAGAACCTTGCGTGACCATAAACACTACGGTCATAGATTGGCCCTGTCGACATCAGCGTGTTGAGGCTAGTGCCGGATGAGCCTCGAAAGTTCACCGTCCAATTTGCGGAGGCATTGGAGGTGTAATACAGGACGCTCTGCGTAGTGACATCGTAGGCAATCGTGCCTGTAGCGGCAGTTGCGCTGATCGTTGTGGTTTCTGCGGCATCAGTCAAAACCGCCGCAAGCGTGCTTGATGTGCCACTGAAAGTTTGGGTTGCCGTAAAAGTGGTCGCGAGCTCCCGGAGCAACATAGTCAGTCCCCGCAGTCGCCGCGCTGAAGGCTAGAAGTGCCGTTGCCTTTTGCCAGGCCCCGGTAAGGGTGGTTGACTCCTGTGCCGCCCGCCGCCGTCAGGCAGCGTACCCGTGGTCAGCGCAGAAGTGGAGGATGCGTATACCGCCCCGCCGGACGCGAACGATGCCAGGCCCGTGCCGCCGTTCGTGGTGGCGAGGGTTCCTGCGAGGGTCACCGCGCCCGCAGTGGCCGAATTGAAGGCGTGCAGCCCTGTCGTGCCTGCGCTGCAGCGTGGTCACGCCGTCCGCCGCGCTCGACGCCACCTTCACATAGTCACTGCCGTTCCAGGCAACGATGGCGCTCTGCCGACACCAAGGTCACGCCTGTCGTTGGGCCTGCTCCGACAATCTTCACAGACTGCTGAGTTGAGGTTGCGTTGATGATCAGGTACTGACGGCTAGAAGCCGGAGCCGTGATGGTCAGCAGTGAAGCAGGGTTGCCCGTGCAGTTGATCACCGCGTACTGAGCAGAACCCGGTGGAGCCAGACCCAGCCTGAGACAGCGACGTGCCGTTGGTGACAGTCAGCGTGACTGCGGTCTGTGAACCGCTGATGGTCTGCGTACCTGCGGCAGCGGCATCTACATACTGAGTGATGTAGTCGTTGACCGTGTCGCCCCAGGTTCCGGCCAGTTCTCCGGTGACTGGGAGAGCCAGTCCAAGAAGGGAGGTATGAGGTGGGCATCTAATGCTCCTATGTCGTCGGGATAGTCGTCCAACCAGCCGACTGGGTGTTGCCGATATTCTGCCAATTAGCAGTCTGGGTGTCATCAACGATTTCCCAGAACTTTCTTCCGTTGACCGTGTCCGTTGCCGTGGCGAGCTTCTTGGATGGCCGCAAAGATTCTAGCCTGCGCCGAAACGGCGTTCTGCGCCTGGTGGCAGCTTCAACCACCGCGCCTTGAAGTTCTTGGCTGGTGCTGACCTGATGCCCGCGCCGGTCGACGGTCTCTGCTATGGCTACGTTGGAGGCGTTGGTCCGCACGTGACACTCGTCCGTGCCGGTAGCAGTCTCAGCCACTGCTGCTGTAGAAAGCAAACGCAGCAGAAACTTCGTCTGCCCCCGACGCCGCCTCGCCCTGATGACCGCGTTTGGCTTGGAACAGCGCAAAGGTTTGATCCGGGCCGGAGGCCGTCGCGGTGACCCAGCCGCGCTGCACTCTGGCGTTGCGGCAGCGATGCTGTGCCGCGCCCGGACGCAGTCTCGGCTACCGGCGGTGGCGTAGGTCTGGCTGTCGCTGATACAGCGATCCGCGCCGGTGGCAGTCTCGCTGACCGCCCCATAAACCTCAACTACACCGGCAACTGCGTCTGGGTGCCAGTGGCATCGTCTGCGATATCGGACTGGCACCAAGAGTAAGGAAGAGCGGAGGTGGCGTCTGTACCTGTCGCTGTCTCAGCAACATCGCGGTCATAAACCGATTCACCCAACCGGCCTGACCCCAGAGTGCCTGAACCCCACCCGCCTTCTGGCACAACTCATCCCTTTAAGCGGACAGGCTGAAGGTATAAGTCACATTCAGAATGTCACCCGACACAACCGAGCACGGTCGCCAGGGGCATTGAGAAGTCAGCCGCCGAGAACAGCGTGCCAGTCGTTCCGCTCTTGGTGTTGTTGGAGGTCAGAAACGCTCCACCCACCGTCGTCGTGCCGTTGATCGTGAACACTGCCTTGCTTGCGGTGTTGGTCACCACAGAAGGGTTGGCGTTCGTTGCGGCAAACGTAGCCGTGGGGCGGTTGGATTCGCTGTAAGCCGTGACTTCCAGTCCAACCGGCGTGCGAAGACATGGTGTCACCAGCAGCGGGGTTGTTGGAAGACGACGCACCGTACAGGCCCAGATACCACGTCGTGATCTGAGCGGTAGAGGTCAGGGCAGTACCTGCCATGTACTGAAGACCGACGTTCACCACGAGGTTGGGCGTCTCAGCAACCCACTTGAGGTTGCCATCCTTGTCGTAGCACTCAACGGGTGTACTCTGCCCGTGGCCTTCGCGCCTTCGGACGAACCGGTGTTGGCAATCAATCCACCACCAACAGTATCAGTGGCCTTGGCCTTTTCGATGCTCATTTATGACTCCTAGTTGGAAGACCGGATCAAGGCACTGTTGGCGTCGTTGACCGGCATAACGATGGTGAATGTGGCCGTCGAGGTCTTGTCTGACCCGAAGTCCAACACGGCGATGGAACGGTTGGCTTTGCTGGAGTTGTAGATCAGAGCACACCGCGCTGTAAACACGCCGGGGTTCCACTCCACATTGTCGAAGTCCACAAACGCCGTGTACCCAGAACTGCTGATGGTCGTGCCGGTCAGCGTCTTGCCTCCGGCAGAGTACCCAGTCCCAGTGATCTCGTTGGTCGTGGTGTAAACGGTCGTGTCTTCGTTTATATCAGCGTTGCCGTTGTACAAAGCAATCTTCAGGGTATCCGTCGTGAGATCGTGGATGCCCTGGTACAACTCCTTCTTGAAGGAGGTGGTCTGCGTTTGAACGATGGGCATCAGCCCACCTTCACCCTAACCTGCCCGTTGCGGTAGGCATCCTGGCGGTTCTTGCCATCGCCCAGTTGCTTCAACAGGATCAGAGACTGTGCAAACTGCTGCTCGTACATAGTGACCACGTCCGGCTCTTCCTTCATAAACCGAGCGGCCTCGACCATCACGCCGTTAAACAGCGCAGAGTCAAAGTTGTCGCCAAGCCAAGACGTACCAGCGGTCACAATCGAGACCGGGTAGTAGAAGTAATGCAACTCCACTTCCAAGCCTGCGCTCGGAGTCGGCCCAACGATGAACGTCAACTCATTGGCGTTGTCAGACCGAGGCCCGAAGATGGCGTAGTACCGAGGAGTCCCAGTGCTCGTGGGCGTGGGGTATGCCTGACGGATGAAGTTCACATCCTTATCAAGCAGATACTCATACGAACCATCTGCCAGGATTACCGCCATCGAAAAGACGGACAGGAAATCCTGACGGGCACTGAAGATACTTGTTATTGGCAGTAGAGATACCCGGTGACGTTCTTGCGAAGCGCCGGGAGTTGAACCGTGTTGTAGATTTTCTGCTCTGCCAACTCTGTCATGTTGGCGAAGTCAGTCGCCGAGAACGAGTTCTCGGTGTAAGTCCTCTAACAGCGAGTCTTCAACTCCGTGTAGTTCATACGAACCTCGGCTTCATCGGGCCGCGTGCGGTCACACCACGTTGAGCAGCACCATTCCCACGGGTTTTGATGCCCGAAGTCTTGGGCGCAGGGTTGTAGCCATCACGGGTGATGTTGCCCACGGACATGTTTACACGGTTGGCCGCAGTCGGCTCTGCCTGAGTACCGTTACCCAGGGCAACCTTGCCGCCCGTCATGGTGTGCGGCTCGGCGTAGACGGAGGTCGTCACCGACCTCCTTGCCGCCCATCTTCTTGCTGAACTTAGCCATCTCAGCCACCCTTTCTTGTAGGTGAACGAACCGACTTCTTTCTGGTTGGCAACCTTGGCAAGGTTACGGCCCAGTTTGCGCATCTGTTCATTGGTCTTGCCGCCCTTGGCAAGTTTGCGTCATGGGCTTGTCCCGGATGCATGTGCTTCTCGTGGCGTGAACGGCTTTCTTGGCGTCCATATTCGACCCTTACGTCGTTTGGATAGTTACTGTACCAACAGATGTCGTTGCCACCAAGTAATTTGGCGTCAGACCTGCATCATTTGCTCTGGCTCCGCCCAACCGGACTCCAGCCCCATTGAATGTCCCGAGAGCCGCCTGTGGCAACCCCTTGCTCAGGGTTGGCGATAGGTTGGATTTCGCGCTGTTCGTTCCGGCGGATCTGTATGTGCTGTCTCGACGGGGATTGGTGGACAGCCTGGTGGATCGTCAACCGGGAACATCCCAAGGAGCAATTGAGGATGGTCGGGGTCCAGCACTCCGAGCAAGACCAAAAGGTTATAACGTCTTGGTTTTGATAACATTCTTCCTTTGCGTGCTTTTAGATTTGAACTGCTGCGCCACAGCGATCGCACATGGCAATGCTGGCTTTACCGGAGGCAAACCGATTTCCCATTTAGGTGTGTCGCTCCGCCAATGAACTGCTGACGCGGCACGAAACCGGATCGCAGCCTTCTCCCGGTCTTCGTCAGCGGCCAAAGCTGCCATGCTTCTTCGTACTGAGCCTCAGGATCGGCAGGCGGTCACAGGCTTCAGGAATCTTCATGCCCATGTAGTACGACAGCCCTGCCACCATGCAGGGGATGAATCTAAACGGGACATCAGCCACGTCCACGCCCCGACCGGCGTCCTGCGTGCGGCGCAGTCGCCAGTAGCACCAGGGTGTGTGGTCTGAGTTGTCCGGCACCGGCCAGACCGTCACGGCAGGAACCTGCGCCCAGCTACACCGCTGTCCCGGATGTATGGCTTGCCGCCGTGGTGCCTTGCTGACCACGGAAGCAGTTGTACAGCGTATTGCCCGTGATGTAGCCGTAGACGATGATCTCGTCGTCAATCTTGATAAACCCTGAGCCGGAAGACCCGCCGCGCTGGACAGCGTGATGGTCGTGGCAGAAGAGTTGATCGTTGTAGACAGCGTAGCCCCAATCGGGGAGATCATGCCGTTGTTCGCGCTGAACCAGAATCTGGATCGGGCGCGATGTGGTGCAACTTGTTCGGGATCGTGGCGTAAGTAGAAACACTGATCCGCGTGATGTTCAGGGTCAGCCTGATGTGCTGCTGCTGTTAGCCTGCGTGCGAATGACTAGTGCTCAAGCAGGTCCACCGTGTCGTTGGGCAGGGCATAGGTCATCTGGTTGTGGACCAGGGTGATACGTCCCCGGCTCCATCGTCCACATGTTGATGCCACGGTTGGCCCAGTCGGCGAACAGCAGGTTCAGAGCTGCGGCGCGCAGTGCGGAGATCGTAGCCCGTGCGAAGTTCTGAGCCGCAACGCTCAAAGGCTTCTTCCACGACCTCAGAAAGATCGAGGTTGAATACAGCGATGCCTGCAGTTGTTGCCATTTAACGGAACCTTGCAGTCTTCTTGGCGATGGCCTTGGGCTGGGCTACGAACTGCTTGCCGGAGGCTTTGCCTGCTCGTTTTGCTCGGGTTGAGGCGGCGTACTCTTGGGGGAAAGACTCTTTGATCGCAGCCTCTGGAAGATACCTTTCACCCGTGTCAGAAGATCGTTTACCACTCTTGGTTCTCCACTTCTGGGCGGTCCAGTTCTTCAGGACGAGGCGGCTTTTTCAAGATTCCGCTCCAACATACGCAACCTTGTTCTGCTCAATGTATGCGGCCGCTTTACGCAACAAATTGCGTTGTCCTTCGTTAAGCCAAGACCGCGATTGCAGTTGGGGCACAGCTGCCCCCGTATTCTTCCAGTCTCGTGGCGTGGTCAATACACAACCATGCAAATTTTTCTTCGGGTTCGTTGCAGAGAGCGCAGCAGCCCTTTTGGGCTTCGTACATCTCGTCGTACATCTGCTGAGTTGCGCCACGTCGGCGCAGTCTACGGTTTGACGGCAAGTTCAGTTGTTACGCCGCCAATCGTTAAGATGCTCGCGGTTCTGGTCTGCCCACTCCTGTCTTTTGGTCTGCATGCACGACTTGCACTGCGACTTGTACAGATGGGCCAACTTGCCACCTCGGCTGAACAACTCAGTCAGCGGCTTGTCTGCTTGCACCCAGTAGTCTTAGTCACGGTACCCACCAACCTCAGCGAGCCTTATATTGCTTGGCTAACAGTTGACTTTTTGCGGGCGCTCCACTGACTCCGCTGCCGTGCCCTGGGTAGCCCTGCCCCTTGATACTCTCAAATATGCGACTTGCGCATCCCGGGCTTGGTGTAGTTGCCTGCCTCGTTTACCTTGGACTTGGCCTCACCACCCTCGGCGTACTCCGTGAAGTCCGTGTTGTCACGGCGCTGCTTCACAGTGCCCTTGGGCATCTTTGCCGGGTTGATGCAACCCATTCCACGGGAGGCACGCATGGTTACACATCGTCCCGCGAGTCTTGCCGCCTTGGCAATCCCGTCAGCAGCCTTCACGCACCCACCCTTGCGGAAGGTGGGCATGTCGGCATCTGGATTTTCGTAGCATGTCACGCGCGTACCGGGCTTGATCCACATCCGTAATCTTGTACTCAGGACGAGCGCGGGCTCTCTGCCTTGTCACCGAGCACCAGGAGCTCCTTGTCGCCAATGAACTGAGCCTTGCCGGCTGCTTCTCTTCATCAGCCGTGCGGGTGTGAGTACCGCTTACCTTTGAAAGGTGAACTCCTCTTCAGCCCACTCTTACGAGCGTCACGAAAGGCTTTGCCAAATTCGCTAGATTGCCATGAGTTACACCATCTTTCCAGCGAGTCTTGCCCCGCTTGCACAGCCATCGGCCGCGTGGGTGTAGCCACCAGCAGCCATCTTTCTCCGGAGAAGGAAGACTCCAGGCATCAAGTCTCGGGGCAATTCGCTCACCTCTTGGGCGTCTTGACCTTGCCAACCTTGCTCTTCGGTAAAGACGTCACAGTCGCGCGCTCTTCGCATCCGCTTCATCTCAAGGGCGGTGGGCGGCACTGGTCAGCCCACGCTCTGCACCTGCTTCAGCCATGATCAGCACTTCCCCGCAAGCTTTGCCACCCCTGGCCATCTTCACTTCACATGCCACGGGTCTCGCCCTTCTTGGCAACGCCGTCTGCCTAGACTTGTGACCTGCGGCCAGACCACGGGAAGCGTAGCGGCCATGCCGCCCTTCTTCATGCCCATCTCTCAGCCTTCTTCATGCTTGATCATGGACTTGGGAGCGCCCCTTCTTCTTCATGAAGGCCAACTTCCTTCTACCAATCATTTCCTTGGATTCCATTTCGCCACCTCCGGCAAATTTGCGGCCCTTGTCGGCCTTGATGAACTCTTCCCCCACAGACTGAGGGAACACCTGCTTTCTTGGCGAACTTGGGGTTGTTGGCCACCGCCGCCATGAAATTGTGCTGCTTACCGCTAACTGAGGGCACTGCGCTGCTCCTTCATGTAGGCGTCCAACTTGCCCTCAAGCCTGATCCAACCGCGCAATCACGCGGTTCATGTCGTCGTGCACGTCCGCTTTGGTGACGTACTCCTTGGCAGATCTCTTCCCGCGTGCGGTTGAGCAAAATCTGAATACGCTTCACCTCTTCCGCATGACTCTTGACCACCCAGAAGATGATGGCCGAGAGGAAGGAGAGGACCACGTTCCATATCAGCAGTTCCATGCTCGCAAACTCTTGTTGATACGGCTATTCGGATCGTTGGCTGTCTTGCGCTCGTCAAGCTTCTTCTTCATGCCCTTCATCCGGGCGCAGAAAGAGTCGCGACGTGGGACCGCCCTCCGGCTGTGGAGCCTTCAGACCCGGCTTCCCAGGATTGGCGCGCGTTGTAGGAGGCGCGCCTTTGGCGTTCAACCCGCCGCTCTGGCCGCCTTGCCCTCCTCTGCTGCTGCCATGCCGGTGACTTAGCCATAGAACACCGTGGCAGATGCGTCGGCAAAGCCGCTGGTCGCCGTGTAGATGCCTGTCTGAGCAAGGATGCTCCGCCTGGGTACAGCATGTACAGAGAACCAATCGCCCCGGCAGGTGTAAACGGCAAACAGCGTGGCCCCACCGTTGCCATCCGTGATGGTGACGGTTCCAGCAGCGGCGGTGTGCGTCAGGGCCAAAGCCTTGGATTCGGGCACGATACGCCGTGACCGCCGTACCTGGCTGGCCGCAGCGGCTGTGCCCGATTTAACGTCGGTTTGCATCATGGTGATGCGCTCCTATGCGTTAGGCTGCACTGACGACGATAACGCCATACGTTACCGCAGCGGCATCAACGGGGCTACCCGTGATATTGCTTGCGTGGACAGTGACCGTGTCGGCGGCGGAAACAAAGCGTTAAACACCAGACCGGCGGTCGGTGCAGCGGGCAGTGCCATCATCACTTCATCGCCAACAACTGCGCCGGTAACCGTGATCGTTAGACAGCGGCGCACGAAAACGCGAAAGCGTTTCACGATAAATGCGAAAACGGTTAAAAACACCCACCGAAGAACGAACCGAAGTACAC